GTTCTGCAACCGCGACGAGGGGTTCTTTGTCGCACAATCGGAAGCGACGGACCGGTATTATCGCGGCCGGGGCGCTTCTTGGCAGGAGATTGACGAATGCATCGAGGTCGAACAGGTCGCGGTGAAGGACAGCGTGTCAGACGCGACATACACGCTGTGGTCGGCCCCGACGACCAACATGGCCGGCGACGGGGACTGGCTCGCGTTCAGCGGGGACCCGGACGACCCAGACTTCAACAGCCTTCCCTACGACGCGCTGATGGTGGACATCAACGGCGACTATTCCGTGTTCACGGGCTGGCAAGGCGTGTCGGACGTGTACTTCAGGGGCGGCGACCTGTACCCGTCTCGGAGGAGTCTCCGCTCGGCCAACCTGGCGCGCGTCCCGACGGTCCGAGTGCGGGCGAAGTGGGGATGGTCAGAGGAAGTCCCGGAGGGCATCCGCGCGGCGTGCGTGATGCAGGCATCGAGGTGGTTCAAGCGGCTCGAAGGCAACATGGCGACCGCGCTGGCGAACGCGGAGTTCGGCACTCTGGAGGTGTACCGGACCCTCGACCCTGACGTCGGGTTCATTCTGAACCAGGGGCGCTACATCCGGCCCCCGACCGGGAGGCGGTAGTGAAGCGGCTCGGCGGAACCAAGGGGCTTCACAAGGGGTTCGACTTCTCTGTGAAGCTCAAGGGAGTTAAACGGGTCACTGCGAAGGCGGACCAGATGGCCCGCGACCTCAGCGGACGCCCGGTCGAGGACGCGATGCGCAAGGCGACGATGGTCGTGACCAGGAGCGCGAGGAAGAGGGCTCCCGTAGACACGGGCGTCCTCCGGGCGTCCATCATGCCGGAGGTCGTGATGAGAGACAGGGTCATCACGGGAGTGGTGGGGAGCAACGTCAAGTATGCACCGTACCAAGAATTCGGAACGCGTCCCATCCCGAACGTGCCGCGAAGCGTCATCTGGCGATGGGCTCTGCGCAAGAGCAGCGGCAACCAGTCGCAGGCTCGGTCGCTGTTCGCCAGGGCGTACAGCAGCATCCGCCGGTTCGGCGTGAAGGCGAAGCGGTACCTGCGCGGAGCGCTCGAAGAAGAACTTCCGAAGGTGAAGGAACTCCTGTTTCACTCAGTTGAGCAGATCGTCCGGAGGAAATGATGGTCACGGTGACGTTTGTCACGTTTCAGCAGATGGCAGGCGCGGTCAAAGACGTGCTAGAAGCGGCCCTGACCCCGTACGTCGCGGGACCTCCGGTGACTACGGTCAAGCAGGTTTACGGGTACGACGAACTGTACGAGGGAATGAACGAATGGCCCGCCATCGAGGTGTATGTCGAGGACTGGGAACTGTCGTACGACAGCGACCTAGACCGGACCGTGTTCTGCCAGGATGGCGACAAACGCAGCATCACGAATTGCCACATCCACGTGGACGTGTACGCGGCGCGGCGGAACCAGTTGAACGAGAACTGGCGGGACGCGCTCGTGCTGGCGAACGCAGTCAACGCGGTCCTGGAGGACGAGTGTGCGTGCCCGCTGTTTGACCTGGCTGGGATGCACGACCTGCACTGGACGGCGTCGAGGGTCGTGTTCTCGCGTGCGCAGGCGGAATACTGCGGATACCGGTTCATCCTGACGGTCAAGGTGTACTAGGAGGGGGAAAATGCTTTACAGGATTCACCAGAACCTGCTCGTCAACAGGAGCACGGGCGAGACTATCCGGCGCGGGACGGTGAGCTGCCTGCCCGGACTGGGGAAGGACAAGGTCGCCATCCTGCTCAGGATGGGGCACATCACGCCGGTCAAGGCTCCGAAGTGGGACGCGTGGGGTGGTTGGAAGCTGCGCGGAGAAAGACTCGACGCGACCGGCATCGACCCGATTGCGTTCGTCGAGATGGACGCGGGCGACGTCGTGGAGCGCACCAAAGTGGAGGACTTCCAGGACTGGGACGAAGAAGCGGTCTTGAAATGGAAAGAGGAAATCAAGGCGCGGTTGGGCATCGGCAGCGTCGAAGAGCGTCGCCGGTGAGGCGATAAACACAGGTCCAGTTAGGACCAACAGGAGGGCGAAATGCCACAGACAACTTCAACAGTACCGATGAGCTGCGCGCTGATTGAGATGGCGACGGCGTCGGCTTGTACGCCGTGGACGGACATCAGCGGCTCGGTGAACGCCGTGACGGGTGTCACGCAGACTAAAGCGGTCGGCGACGAGTACACGTTCGACGGACCGTACGCAATCTCCGAGGTGGGCAAGTTCGAGCCGTTCGACATGACCGTGCGCATCATGTACACGAACGTGGCGGCGGAAGCCTACCGTGCAGTGCGGGAGGTGTTCCACACCGACGGCGACTGCGACGGCAAGATGTGCCTGCGCATTGTTCCAGGCGGGACGGTAGGCGACGACGGGTTCGTGACGAACTATGCGCCGGTCATCAGCTTCCAGTGGTTCGAGGTGAACGCCGGCGAGGCTGGGCCGATTGCGCTAGAGTTCGTGATCCACGTCGCGTCGATAGACCCAATCGTCTACGTGTCGTAGGCGAGCCGGAGAGGGGGAGAGGCACATGCCGAAACGACTCGGAGAACGGCAGTTTCCGACGCCGCAGGTCCAGTCCGACGGGTCCTGGATTCGCGTGCGGTCCCTGACCGTGCGCGAGGTGTTCGACGTCCAGAGGGAACGGGAGCAGGTCAGCAACCTGTGGTTCAAGATCGGCGCTCTCATCGCAAGGGTCGCGCTGTTCCTGTTCCCTAAAATCAGGCGCAAGGGGCGCTCGGAAGAGTACCTCGACTTCGCGCGTGACGTGTGTTCCAAAGTCACGGCGTGGAACTGGGTGGACGGAGAAGGGAACCCGCTGCCGCTGCCATCAGACGACACCGACGTCGTCGGGCGGTTGACGGACAAGGAACTCGCGGTGGTCGCGGCTGCCGTGTTCGGACAGATGGCTTCGGAGGAGCAAAAAAACTGACAAACGGGCTGTCCGGCGTACTGTTCGCAGGTGCCGGACAGCCCCCGCTCAGGTGGGACATCCTCCGGCTCTGCGCTCGGCTGAAAGTGCTTCCGTCCGTCATGGACGACGGGATGCGACGGCTGCTCGGAGACGGATGGGAAACGCACCGGGAACGGTGGCGCGTCCTGTCGATGTGCGCGACGTACGGTTGCGTGCCGGACGCGCTGCTCGACGAGGACTGGCACAGGCTAGTGGATGACCATGCGATGCTGCTCGCGAAGCAGCAAATCGAGGAACAGAACATGACGTGGCGACCACCGATGGGAGGTCGACGTGGGTAGACAATCGTTTTTGGTCGAGGTCGTAATCGCGCTCAAAAACAACGCGACGGCGGGGCTCAACGAGTTCAAACGTGGCTTTGCAAACGCCGCCAATATCCCGGCGAACTTCAATGATATGATGGGCCGCGCCGGGGTCGCGCTTGGAAACTTCACGGCACAGATACCGGCGATGGTTGGCGACCTGCTGCGTTTGGGCGTGGAATCTGAAACGACGACGCGGCGGTTCGAGCAATTTGCCGGAGGAAGCGAAAGAGCCACGGTGCTCTTGGAAGCGTTCAGGCGCGGAGCGGATGGTACGATAGACAAGCTGTCCGGGATGGAAGCCGCCGCACGCCTGCTGCAGATGGGTCTTGTGGGCAACGCAGATGAGATGGAGAACGTGACGGCGATGGCTGTCAAGCTGGGCAACCAGACGATGTCTGCCGGCGACCGCATCGGAGACTTTGCCGCGCTCCTGGCGAACCAGTCCATCCCCAGGCTGGACAACTTCGGCATATCGTCTGGAAAGGTCCGGAAGCGTATAAATGAGCTGCTTGAAAGTGGACAGGCACTCAGCCGCGAAGACGCCTTCAAGATGGCAGTAATGGAGGAGGGGGCGAAGGCCCTGGACACGCTTGGAGACACAGCGGACCTCACGAGCGCCAAGCTGGACAAGTTGTCCGCAGGATTTCAGGACGCCAAGGTCGGCGCTGGGGAGTTCCTCCTCGAGGTGGGCGAGAACTTGCTTAACGCCCTGTTCGACACGGACAAGGGGATAGATGAACTGGCCAGCCGCCTTCGCAATTTCGGGAGCACGTTGAAGGAAACAGCGTTTCTTGGAGAGCTTTGGTGGAAGACCGCCGTCGAGATTGACCAACACGGCGGCAAGTGGGCGGAAACCCAAGAGAAGGTTGCCAGGCAAATGCTCGCTACCAGGGGAGAACTGGAAACCCAGACCGACGCGATGAAGGAGGCATTCGCGCAGTATGAGGACCTGGACGGGATTGGCGAACAGTATCGTCGGACTATGGAAGGCGAAACTGACACGACGGCTCTGTTCACGGACGAGACGCAAACCCTCGGCCAGGAGCTCAAACGCCTTCGCATGGCGGAGCTGGGAGCAGCATCTGCGGCCACAAAGCTCGCCGAGAAGCAGGCGGAAGCCGTCAAGCAGCTCGTGGAAACGAAGCGGTTCGCCCTCGAATCGTCGATGGCGTTCACCGACTTCTTCCGCAGCTCCAAAGAGGCAGCGGAGCGACATGCGACGAGCGTCGAGGAGCTCGAACAGCAGCACCAGGCCAAAGTCGCCGAGATAATGGAGCGGGGCAAGACCCGGTACGTGAAAATCGACGTTGAGTCTGCCCGGTTGGAAATGCGCATCCTGAAGGCGCGACTTGAGCAAGCGCGGACGGCGCGCCAGAAGTTCGATGGGGAAACGACCGAACTTGAGCGGTTGCGCAACCGTCAGTCAATCAAAGACCTGCAGGAGAGCATCGCGGAAAAAACGGCTGTTCTGGGACGGGCAAACAAAGGGTGGATAGCCATCGCCGGGGAGTCAACAGGCGCGATGTTGGCCCAGGAAGAGCTTGCCTACCAGGAAGAAAAAACGGCACTGGAAGAAGCGCGCGCCGAGCAGGAGCGCATCCAGCGCGAGTCATTCGGCAGGATGATATTACAGCAGTTCACTGCGTGGGCGACGATGAAGGGTATTGCTGCGGATAGGTCCATCGAGATGCAGATATCCCTGGCGGAACGGTTCGGCCTCATCGACGAAGAGGCAGCGACGTTCGCGCGCAACATGATAACAGAGTTCGAGACGTGGGCTACCGGGACGGGGAAGAGCGCGGACGCGGTGGCCCAGAAGCTGTACGACCTGAAGTTTGGATTTGCCGAGTTCAAGAACGCGTTGGAGAACATCCCGACCGACATCGACGTCAACGTGCGACTGAACACGATAGGGGAGATTCACCAAGCCGCATCGTATGGCGGAGCGCCGGTCCCTGAACTCATGCAGCAGCACGGTGGCCAGACGATGGTCGGACCGGGGTTCGGAGGCCCGATGAGGTTCATGGCCGGCGAGGGCGCGAGCCCGGAGGTCGTCACCGTCCAGCCGATGAGCCAGGACAACCGCAGCGTGCGGTTCGGGGATGTCAACATAAACAACGGAATGGACGAGGCAATGTTAGCGGCTCTCGTTTCCCGAGCAATGGAGGATTTCTAGTGGCGGAGGTACTCGAAATCAGCGACGGCACCACGACGATCAGCCTCATCACTGCGACGGGGACCGTGGGCTGGCACTTGCGCGGGTTCCGCGCCGGGTGGCTCCCTCAGGTCCCGCGATACAAGGGCGGCGGGACGTGGCAAGACAGCTCGCTTGCGACTGGGAGATACCTGGCGGACAAGAAGTTCGCGAACGTCATCGACACGTTGTTCCTGCATCTGGAAGCGTCGGACCAGGACAACGCGATCTCGACGATACGCGCCCTGCAGCAACTGCTCGAAAAGGCCGCAGAATACTGGGTGACGGATTGGCAAGAAGAACCAGTGTGGATTCGGGCGCAGGCAGAAGACGAGACGAACTCCCGCTACGCCATCATCTACACGGGCCTCATCCCGGAGTTCAACGACCCGTACGGGTGCAGGTTCGAAGGCGGGGTCTCCACGGCGAACGACACGTGGATGTGGAACCTCTCGCTCATCCTGGAGCACGGCCTATGGATGGCGAATGCTCCCGGTACGGGCACAGTTACAGAACTGAGTGCACTGGAAGCGTATGATGGACGGAACCTTGGAAACGTCGATAGTGGAGGCATTCGCGACCCTACGTCTGACAATGAAGTCTACATTGCAAATAAGTTCAATGAGGCGAACGTGACAGATATCTATACCTGGAGCGCTGCGAATGGATTCTCGGCAAATCTGATGGCGGCAGTCCTACCATACGACCTCGTCGACATCGTAGGCGCAGCACCGGCTGTGAACGACTATGTCGCGTTTGGCATCGACACGGGCTTGGCGGATAGCGGGCCTTTCTGCTCTTTGGTGTTCGACATCGGAACAGCTATCAGCGGTATCACGCTCACCTGGGAATATTGGAACGGCGCGTGGGTGGCCCTTACAACACAGGATAATACTAAAAATGC